GGGGAATTAATGAAGAATCAGATGTTAACGACGTAGAGCTTTGGTATAAGACAAATCCATCTCTTGGTACGATATTTACTGAAAGAAGTATTGAGGATGAGATTGGTACGGATGATTTAGACTTTAATATTCAGCGTTTAGGTTTATGGATTAGATATAACCAAAAATCAGCAATTACTCAAAAAGACTGGGATTCTGTTATGGCTCCAAGTTTACCTGCTCTTACTGGTAAGATTAATGTCGGGATTAAGTATGGTAATGATGGCAAAAATGTAGCTATGGCTATTGCTATAAAGACATTGTCGGGTAAAATCTTCGTTGAAGCTATTGATTGTAGGAGCATTCGTATTGGCAATGGTTGGATTATTAATTTTTTAAGACAAATTGATTATGAAAATGTAGTCATAGATGGTGCTAGTGGTCAAGAGATTTTGAAAAAGGAAATGGATAGTTTCAAGCTTATTAAACCTATTTTGCCTACGGTCTCAGAGATTATTGTTGCAAACTCAAAATGGGAGCAAGCAATATTTACAAAAACAATATTGCACAAGGATCAAGCTAGTTTAACTGATGTTGTGACTAATTGTTTGAAGAGAAATATTGGTAGTCATGGTGGATTTGGGTATAAGTCGCAGTTTGAAGAAAATGATATTTCCTTAATGGATGCCTGTATATTGGCACATTGGATATGTAGTGAAAAAATAGAAAAGAAAAAACAAAAAGTTTGGTGTTAGTAGTCTACTATTGTAGACTATTTTTTAATACAAATTTCCTCGTAAGAGAGGCTAAATCGAGAAAGGAGAATTGGATAATGGGAGAATTTAAACCTATTACAACTCAAGAAGAGTTTAATTCTGCAATTGCAGAAAGACTCAACAGACAAAAAGAAAGCATTTTGAAAGATTATAGTGACTACGATGATTTAAAAAAAGAAAATGAGTCACTAAAGCATGAATTATCAGATACTAAGTCTGTATTAGAAAAAAACAAATTAAATTCTGATGAGTTCAACTCAAGGATTGAAGAATTACAAGGAAAGATTAATTCTTACGAACTAAAGAATTTAAAAACAGACATAGCCTTAAAAAACGGCATTCCTTACGAGTTGGCCGGTAGACTTGTAGGAGATACAGAAGAGGATTTGATGGAAGATGCAAAAAATTTATCAAATATGCTAGTAAGAAATGAACCTGTAGCGCCACTTGCAAGTGTGGAACCTATAATCGATGATGAGGATTCGGCTTACAGGAATTTAGTTAGAAATTTAGATTTACAAGGAGAGTAAAATGGGAAAAACAGAATTACAAAGAGGAGAATTATTCCAACCACAATTAGTAAAAGATTTAATCAATAAGGTTAAGGGAAAATCGTCAATTGCACAAGTTTCAGGTCAAACTCCAATTCCATTTAATGGATTGAAAGAATTTACTTTCACCATGGATAATGAGATTGATGTTGTAGCTGAAAATGGAAAGAAATCACACGGTGGTATATCTTTAGATTCTATAAAGATTGTTCCAATTAAAGTTGAATACGGTGCTAGAATTACAGACGAGTTCATGTATGCATCAGAAGAAGAAAGAATCAATATATTAAAGGCATTTAATGATGGATTCGCAAAAAAACTTGCTAAGGGTTTGGATTTAATGGCTATGCATGGTATTAATCCTAGAACTGGTCAAGCTTCTACTGTTATTGGGGCAAATCACTTTGACGCAGCAGTAAGCCAAAAAGTTGTATACGATGAGGCGAATGTTGAGGATAATATCGAAACTGCTATTGGGCTAGTTCAAGGTAGTGAAGCTGATGTGTCAGCAATGATTGTTGCACCACAAGTAACTACTGCATTATCAAAAATAAAAGTAAATGGTGTTAGACAATATCCTGAATTGCGTTTCGGAGCAAATCCTGGCAACTTGAATGGATTAAAAATTGACATTAATAAAACTGTTAATGCTAAACCATCAAAAGATGTTGCAATCCTAGGAGACTTTGCTGGATCATTTAAATGGGGTTATGCAAAACAAATTCCACTTGAAGTTATTCAATATGGTGATCCAGATAACTCAGGTCGTGACTTAAAAGGATACAACCAAGTTTATTTAAGAGCTGAAACTTATTTAGGATGGGGAATCTTAGATGCTTCTGCATTTTCTAGAATTGAGGCTGCTGAATAATGATATTAATTAATACTAAAACAGGAGGAGTGTTAAGCTCCTCTTCTGTTGCTATGGGAGGATTTTGGGTAGAAAAAGGAAAAGAAATCACTGAAGAAAAGAATGAAGAAGTGATTGAAACAAAATCTGACCAAACAGAAAACCAAACGGAAAATCAAGATGATAAATCGACGATTACAAAAAAAGATATCATGCAGGAGCTAGATGCACTTAAGATTGAATACGACTCTAAGATGACAAAAGATGAGTTATTAAAATTACTTCAAGGGTAATATTATGAAAGAATTTGCAACTGTAGAAGATGTAATGCTTTTATGGAGACCTCTGCAAGATGAAGAAATGGATAGGTGCAAGGCTCTTTTAAAAACAGTGAGTGATATGCTAAGGTTAGAGGCAGAAAAAATGCAAATCGATTTGGATAAGAAAGCCGAAAATGAAGTATATCTAAGCGTTTTAAAATCAGTTGTTACTGATATTGTGTCAAGGACTATGATGACTGCTACTGAAGGTGAACCTTTGAGTCAGTTTTCTCAGTCTGCACTTGGATACACTGTCAGTGGTACTTATCTTACACCTGGTGGAGGTATTTTCATAAAAAATAGTGAGCTTCAAAGGTTAGGATTGAAACGTCAGAGATATGGGGTGATAGATTTTTATGAAACTGAAAGGAATACCAGTTACTTTGGTGAATCTGGTGAAGACTGGGACTGATCCTTTTGGAGCAGATGTTGTAACTGAGGTGACAACTATTGTTGATAATGTTCTTGTGGCTCCATTAAATAGTGATGAGTTAGTAAATGAATTGAATTTAACTGGTAGACGAATTTCATATATTCTTGGTATTCCAAAAGGGGATTCTCACAATTGGGAGAATGCTATTGTTGAGTTTTTCGATGATAGATTCAAGACTGTGGGAAGTCCTACTCAGGGAATTGAGGATATGATTCCACTTCAATGGAATAAAAAGGTTAAGGTGGAGCGTATTGAATAAGTTTCGTTTTAGATTAAATAAAAAAGGAGTATCTCAATTACTTCATTCTGATGAGATGAAAAATGTTCTTGAAGAAAGGGCAGCGGTTGTCAAAAATCGTTGTGGTGATGGTTATGCATCCGATGTTGTAGATGAGAAAACAAGAGCATTTGTAAGTGTATATGCTAGTAGTTCTAAAGCAAGGCAAGAGAATATCAAGAATAATACTTTGTTAAAGGCTTTAAAATGATTGAAATAACGATAAAGAAATATTTAGAAGAAAAAATGAAGAAAACTGTGTTATTGGAGCATAAAGAAAATGAACCGGCACAGTTTTTTTTAATTCAAAAACTTGGCGGAGGTTTTCGTGATGGAATAAGCAATGCAAGCTTTGCTATTCAAAGTTATGCTAACAGCAAATATGAGTGCGCTGTTATGAATGATGATTTGAAAAAGGCGATGTTATCTGCAATTGAGCTTAAAGATTTATCAAGTGTAAGGCTTGATAGTGATTACGATTATACTGACGTACAAGAGAAAAAATACAGATATCAAGCTGTGTATGATATCTATTATAAAGATTAAAGGAGGATTGTATGGCTAATTCTAGTAATGTTTCTGCTGCAAAACCAAGAGTTGAGGGAGCTATTTGGGTGGCACCGATTGGAACTGAACTTCCAAAAGACGCTAATACTAAATTAGATGTTGCTTTTAAGGAGCTTGGATTTGTTTCAGAAGATGGAATGACTAATGCTGACAACTTAGATAGTGAAGATATTAAAGAATGGGGAGGCCAAACTGTATTAAAGATTTCTACAGAAAAGACAGATGATTTTACATTTAAACTACTTGAAACTTTAAATGTAGAGGTGTTGAAGTTTGTCTATGGTGATAAGAATGTTACAGGTACTGTCGAAACTGGAATCAAAGTGAAATCAACTGCAGATTTTAGGGAACCTAGAGCTGTTGTGGTGGATATGATTATGAATGGTGGATATTTGAAAAGAATTGTAATTCCTAAAGGACAATTATCAAATTTATCAGATATTGAATACGTAAATAATGATGCTATAGGCTACGAAGTTACGGTGTCTGCTTTATCTTACACAGAGGGCAAGGAACAATATAACCACATTGAATATATTTCTAAGCCATCAGAAGTGTAGGAGGCATAAATGACTAACAAAAATAATTATATTAAAGGGATCACTAAAAGTGGTTTCAGATTTGCGATTGATAAGGATAGATTAGAAAACTATGAGTTATTTGAACTTATAGCAGAAAATGAATCTAATCCAATGGTTATGCCAAAGATTTTGGTGTTGCTTTTAGGAGAAAAACAAAAAAATAATTTGCTTGATTTTCTTCGTGATAAAAAAGGACTAGTCAATGTTAAAAGAGTAGAGGAAGAATTGACTTCTATTTTTGAACAAGTAAAACCTATAAAAAACTAATATTCCTCGCTGGTGTGGTAAATAACTATGAGGATGAATTGATTTGTGATTTAGCTGAATACTATCACATTTACAATTATAAGAAGATTCCTTTATCGACTGTTGCGGTGCTAACAAGAGGACTTAGAGAAGATAGCCGAGTAATGATGTGTATGAGCGGCGAAAAGGGAGATTTCAAAACAAAACTTTTTGCTCTTATGACTGATTACTTGGCTTTTATTACTTGGTCTAAAACTAAAGATGCGCAAAAAGGAATTAATGCTCCAAAATCGATATTTGATTCTGTTTTTGCTAAGAAAATGGATGACGATGTCAAAGCGTACTACACTGGTGAGGAGTTTTTAAAAGCAAGAGAAAAGATATTAAAGGCAGGTGAGACAAATGGCAACTGATTTAGGCAAGGCTTATGTTCAAATAATTCCTTCTGCAAGAGGCATATCAGGAATGATATCTAATGAGCTTGGCGGTGAAGCCATGAGTGCAGGTACTCAAAGTGGATCTAAGCTTGGTGGAGCATTAGTCGGCATGGCTAAAAGAGTAATTGGGGCAGCCGCTATTGGAAAGTTTATCAAAGACAGTATATTTCAAGGTGGCCAGCTTGAACAATCTCTTGGTGGTGTGGAAACACTGTTTAAGGATAGTTCCGATAAGGTAAAACAGTATGCTGCAAAAGCTTTTGAAACGTCTGGTATATCTGCTAATGAATACATGCAAAATGTAACTAGTTTTAGTGCTAGCTTGCTTCAATCTTTGGGTGGTAATACTTCGAAAGCAGCAGATGTAGCCGACATGGCTATGCGAGATATGAGCGATAATGCAAATAAGTTCGGTTCAGATATGGAAAGCATTCAGAATGCATACCAGGGCTTTGCCAAAGATAATTACACAATGCTGGATAACCTTAAACTTGGTTACGGAGGAACGAAGTCGGAGATGCAACGTCTACTTGCCGATGCAACTAAGCTTACCGGAGTGAAGTATGACATAAACAACTTGTCTGATGTATACAATGCAATTCACGCTATACAAGGCAAACTAGATATTACTGGAACTACTGCAAAGGAAGCGAGTGAAACTTTAGAAGGCTCTTTTAATTCTATGAAAGCCGCCTTTAAGGACTTTCAAGGAGCGTTGACTACAGGTGGAGATATCAACGCTACATTAAGTAACTTGGTGCAAACAACAGGTACTTTCTTGTTTAAAAACTTGGTTCCAATGGTAGGAAGACTTGTGGGAAATCTTGGTTTGGTAATTCTTCAAGGTATACCTAAACTGATAAATGCTATTAATCCTGCTATTGACCAAATATTTACATGGTTGAAATCGAATTTTCCAAGAATTCTACAACATGGCAGTGAACTTGTAGGTAATCTGATACTTGGCATAATTAATGCTTTGCCAGAACTTTTAAGTGCAGCAGGTAATTTGGTGAACTCATTTGTTCAATTCGTATTGAGTAATCTTCCTGCCATTTGGGAAACCGGAAAGAGTTTGTTTTTCAAATTAGTTGACGGAATTATCAATGTACTTCCTCAAATTGGTGATACTGCATTAAAGATTATTACTGAATTTATTAATTACGTAACTAATAATCTGCCACAAATACTACAATCAGGTATTAAGATTCTAACGGAATTAGTTAATGGGATTATACAAAGACTACCTATGATCGGTGCTACAGTGTTAAAAATTGCAGCATTGTTTTTGGCTACTTTGTTGGAGAAATTACCAGATATATTGGCAATGGGTGTTAAACTCATTGTATTTTTGGTTAAGGGTATAATTTCTATGTTTTCAAATGTTCAAAATGCTATGAATAATTTGGGAAGTAGCATTATACAAGCAGTAAAAAAAGTAGATTTGTTTAGCGCTGGTAAAGCTATTATTGATGGATTCTTGCGAGGATTGAAGTCTGCATTTGAACATGTAAAATCATTTGTTGGTGGCATTGGTACTTGGATTCAAAATCATAAAGGACCATTGTCTTATGATAAAAAACTTTTAATTCCAGCAGGTAATGCAATAATGGGTGGTTTGTATGAAGGATTAGATGATGGTTTTTCTAGTGTTCAATCATTGGTTAATTCAATGGCGCCGCAAATCCAATCGGGATTTAACCTAGAGGATTATAGGGTTAATTCTACTGGATCTAATTACAATGATTTAACGGGATTAACAACTAATGATAACAACCAAAAACCTATTGAAATTACTGTTGTAAGTGAATTAGATGGCAGAGAAATATCAAGAGGAACTTATCGCTATGATAGAGAGTTCATGGAAAGAGAAACAAAGATTAATAATAGAAGAAGAGGGGTGTATTAATGTTTTTTTATAATGGTACTGATTTTAGGGATTTGATTATTGTAGAAAATATAGAACGCCCCGTTCTATCTTCTACTGAGAACAAATTGAATCCTTATATTGTGTTCAATGGATCAGATTTTATTAGCAGCAGAAGAAAAGAAGCGAAATTTAAGATTATTTTTAGTTATGTTCAAGAAAACTTGAATACAATTAGAAGAGTTCTTGCTCAATTTTTAGGAACTGAAGAATTATCGGAATTATACTTTTATGATGATCCAGATATTATTTACTACGCAAAGGTTGATGGAGAAATAAAATCTTCTGAATATAAGGCTAATAATTACACTAAAGGATATGGGAAAGGCGAGTTAACTTTTATCATCCCATCTGCTTGTGGGTATAAGAGAGAGCCTGTGGAGCTGTCGCAAGCCAATGCTAAAAGTATTATGTGTGAAAACAAGGGTACGGATAAGACGTATCCTATTTTTGATTTCACATGTCATGGCAAGGTTACAATGATTGGCGTGACTAGTAAATACGGCAGTTTCCAGTTCGGGGATAGTAAGGAGTTTGCACCGATTAAGCAGATGAAGATACACAAGGAGCAAACTAGTAGTTTGTTCAAGAGTGGCAAGGGGACACTTACTATTCTTGATAGGGTTATGAAGACTAGTGATGGTTGGGATATTGTGGATGCATCGAAACTTGTAGCTGATAGTGATTTTGATGGTAGAGTAGCAAACACAAATGCGACTAGCACTGCTCCAAGTGGCAATACTGTTACCGTGTCAAAGAACGCAAGGTATTGGGACAATGGTGTTAGGATTGCTAACTGGGTAAAAGGTAAGTCTTTTAAATTCGATAAGACGAAAGCTGTGAACAAGTCAAAATCAAAGAAGGCATACAGACTTATAGACAAAGAGGGATATCTTGGTTGGTTACTTGAAGAAGATATTCAAGGGAAAAGTCAAAGCACTGTTACTGGTGTATACCCTGTATGGGATTCTTCAAGTTTAAAGACATTCTCGACACTTCCACTTCACAGAAAAGTGACTAACAATGCGACTGACTGGGAGATGACTTTCAAGTTCAATTACAAGGCTAATCCTGGACAATTTGGTTTTCTGACTTTTGGTATTACTGATAAGGATCAAAACATGATTGGTGGTATGAGAATTGAAACCATAAACGGTGATGGAAGAATGGCCATGGTGTGCTTGTGTGGTAGTGATGGACAGCTTCACACTGGATACAACAAAGCTGACTGGACAGGTGCTGTAACTATTACTAAAAGAGGTGCTATGGTTACATACTACATGTATAATCAGTTGAATGGTAAAAGCTACACTTATAGGCTAATGAATGCTGAGATTGATGATGTAGTGGCTAG